TGGTGTATGTATTAATCTGACATTACCAGTTGCACCCGTAGAAAGTGATTGTATGAAAGCACGATATTGATAATCCGCATCATCTGCCAATCCAGTTAATGTCATGCTAAAACTATTAGCCGTAAGTGGGGGGTTAGGGGGAATGGTCTTTGATACCCTTGTCCAATTATTTGCCACCGCTTCTATTTCAAAATTAATTCCTTCAAGTAGGTTCTGTAACCCAATTGGTTCTGACCCACCATACGGATAATCAGGTCTTTTATATTCAATACCATATTCAATAACTTCTTCGAACCCAAGAATGTTGTAACCACCAGTTGTTAGGCTACCCAATATACCACCTACTGTTTCAACATACAATACTGTTGGTGGTGGTGGGGGTGCAAGTATTTCCTGAACTATTTCAAACGTGCTACCGTCAGTACCAAAATACTGTAAAAGATAGTTACCTCTCATATCAAATATAGTAGTACCACTTGCAACATTAACACCCCTCTTATACCAATGCTTCTGTTTAGTAAATACGGTGTTTCTAATCAATAACCCACCCTTTTTAATGATAATTGTTGCAGCTAATAACTGGTCAACAAATCTCTGGAAGAAAGCATTATATTTACTAAGGAACGGATAGAGATTCTGGAATGTATAGCCATTTGATTGTAATGGGTCTTCATCTGGAAGTAATGACCTTTTTAAATAAGTCTCATATATTCTTAATAGTGCTGGATACCAACCACCTTTGAAATCAGTTACAACTTTTCTGTTTCTGGCGTTAATCATTTTTCTCTGAATCAACTCAATGAATTCCAAGAATGATAACTGACTTATGTCACCAAGACCGAAATTATCTCCAACAACAGGAGCAAATGCTGCACTGTTAGCAACGAGATAATATGCACCAATCACATCACCGAATTTTATACCTTTCGGTAGAAATATTTCATAGGGATTCTGGACATTAATATTATAGTCTTTAATTGGTTCCAATGCAATTCCGTTAATTAAAAACTTAACGTCACTGGCAGTCGTTACTTTATAATTAAGTTTGTAAACATACTTATTCGCACCGCTATTGAAATAAATTTTACTACTGTTGAAACTATCGACCCTAACAATTTCACTCCTTAAATTAATATCGTTACTACCAACAACAGTCATATAAGCAACCTGTACTTCAGGACTCGAATTAAGAAAAGTAATTACATCAGGGTTTTGAAGTATGATTCGATTTGCACCACCACTTGAATTAGCCGGGTCTAATATATAGTCAGCAGTGAATTGCGGTGTACCTTTCGTAAGTGCTATTCCATTAATGGTCACTTGTAAATCACCACGTGGATAACTTGGTAAATCGAGATATATACTAGCTCCAACCTTTTGTAGTCTAGTAACAATATATTCAACAGTAACACCACTAAGTGCGCTATTAATTGTTCCACCTGTGGTTACAAGAGTTGCTTGAATCACATCCCTTCTGGTTCCCATGTTTTTTGCAACACCCCCAATCAATGTAAATGAATTTCCAGAAATACTATAATCGGCTTCAGTTGTGTAAGATACCCCACTAAGACTAGGGGCATTCAGAAGGATTCCATTATACCTAACCTCAAAATCACCCTGCATTTCATTGATGTTGTATGGGAGGATGAATGTGGTTTGACCACTAACAGGAGCAATAGGTAGTGAAATATTTACATATGAATAAGGTAATGTGTAACCACTTGAATTAGCTGCGAAGTCTTTTTGAATATAATCCCACACATCCCATTCGATACCTCGTGCAGTATCAAGGGCAACATCAATTTCTTTGGTGTTGATTACAAGTTTACTGTCTTCTTGAAAATATTGTGGGGTTGTGTTATGGATTCTAGTTGTTGCACCTGCTTGAACCCAAGATTTTTTATTATCGACTGTTTCCGAAAGATTGAATCCAGCACTCCTAAAAACATCGAGATATGCTTGACCACTATCAGTATTACCACTGAGTTGGAAATAGAAATCGCTGGTTTCCAATGGGGCAACTGGATAGCCACTACTATCATAAGGCAATGAATTTGAAGGAAACTCTGATTGAGTGAGTGGGACCGTGTTAGGGTCTATCTTGCCATCAACAGTATAAACGTATTCCGTTATATTAATGAATGGCTCCGGTATTCCAATCAATAAAAACATTGATTTTATTGCGTGACGAGTACCTTTTGATTTCCAGAAGTAACTTGTATTATTTATGATTCTTCTCCAGAGTTCCACATCGATTTCTGCTGGTAAAATGTCTTCATTCAAGTTTCTTTCAATGTCATCAACGGTTAGAAAACCTTCAACCAATTCACTTTCATTCACCAACGAGAAATAATCCCAACCAAAAGTATTTGCCATATTTTTAATTAACTGGTCTGGGACATTATTGATTTTATCGTAAGTTACCTTATTGATGTATACCAATGAGTCGATAAATTGTCTGATTTGGTCGAATTCTCTTCCGTAGATTCTTAATAATTTAGGAATCTTACCTTCCTCAGTAAAGTCATAGGTTTTAAGTGATGCCGGGGTCAGGAATCTCGCAATTAAATCCGTTTTTACTTTATCGTATTTGGCTCCAATCGTCAATACGATTTTCAAGAATTTCTGATATGCTGGAGTATTGATATCGATATTATACCCGTCACCAGTTGTCCAAAACATTTCTGAATCACTATAAATTATTTTACCGTCTTCAAGTAATGTTGGGTTTTTTAAGACGAATTCAAAACCATCGGTTCCACTTCTTTTACTGACAATATTTTGTTCATATTGGTTAAGTAATGCTCGGAATTCTTCGAAAACAACATTGTTTGGTCTAATATGATAATCAATACTAGCCGAATCTCCGGTCCCAGCTAACGCAAACGGATTACCTTCAACCTCAAGTTTTAAATATTTATTGACTTGGAAAGGTGTTGAACCAGTAGTTCCACTTGGGTAATAACCTGCACTATTTACTGTGTTCCCGGTATAACCAACAACGGGAAATAATGTATCGGGTTCAAGACTTGACCATATCACATATTTCTCATATGATAAATTCAGATTCTTTAGTTCTTTATCATCGGGGATGGTTTCATTACCAGCATTAATTACCAACCCAAAAGTATTATTTGTTGCACCAGTTTTAAGATAAAATGTTGCGATGTTTGAGACCTCACTATAACTAAATCCCTCATAGGTTATAGTTCCACCCAATTCCTTCTGTGAATTAGCAAATAAACTACCCGGATATGCCAGAATTACGTTCTGAATACTCACCCTCAAAAACTCATAAGCAGACCCAAATCTAACAAAGGTGTTCAGGTCCGATTTATCGAGATTCAGAACAGCATTTGTTGTATAATAATCTATGATTTCAGACTGCGTTTCATTAACACCAAGTGTTTCCAATGTAACAGGACGAACAAACGAACTCAGAGTATCGGTGTAATCAATAGTTACCTTCCCATCAAAGTTTGTAGTAACAAAAAACTTTCCAAACGAAAATATCGTGTTGGAAGGTGTGTCGTTAAAATATTCTCCGTTTAAATTCTGGTTGAGTGAGTTTTTTATTACTTTTACCTTTGCCACAGTCTTTACAATTTACTATAAATACGATAAAAAGAAAAATCCCAATCTAATGAATTGGGATTTCTTGAAATTAATTGAAATTATTTTATTGCACCCCATCGGTAACTTCATCGAAATTCTGTGTTTCGTCAATATTCGTCCTTTTTTCCTTGACTTCATATAGTGGGACATCACCAACATCCTCTTTGATTTCATAGATGTTAAATTGTTTTGTTATCACCCTATTTTGGTCATAATAAGTAAGAATTCCGTTATCAATATCTTTGATTTGTTCACCAGCAACATAATTTGTGAGGGTATCAATGGTATTAGCAACCATATCTATTTCAATCACCAGTGGTGAGAAGAATGTATTTGATATTAAAATGGTCTGGTCTGGTGTGCCAATAAAAGGTGATGAGTTTGGTTTAACATCACTAGCACTACTTGGAGTCACCTGAACGAAAAGGAGTGTCCCACTGTCATCAAACCTATATCTTGTCGCATTCTGACTTGTGTTACCAACATTTTCTGTAACCGGAACAACACGATTTGCTGTGACGACATAACGGACAAGATTTCTTATTTTATCATCGGTATCGGGGTCAATGTATTCAATACGATATCCCTGTAACGCATTGTTTGTTCTCAGGTTCTCAGGTAATTCGTTGGCATTGAGTACAATTCCTTTAACACTTGGTAGTGATGACAATACACTACAATCCATAATAATTGTATCAATTTTCTTGGGTTTGAGATATAGGGTATATAATCCTAATTGAGCGAAAACAGTTGCTGGTAATCTCAAATTATAAAGACCCTCTAATAGATTTTCATTTCCAACAATTTGTTCCTCTTCCGGTAAATAATTATAAGACAGCAATTCCGTTGCTTCTAATTTATAAATGTCGGTATTAAGTGTCTCTCTGTTAGGAGTATAATTATAATATACATCGATATCATCGATACTTACGTCTGCGGGTCTTGTTAAGCCATATGTTCCTACTGCCATCTTATGAGTTATTAATTATATTAAAAAAACTTCCACCAGCATATGTTGTCAAATCAACTAGGTTTCCAATGTATTCCAACCTGTAGTTTTTATCAAATGCCGTTTGTTCCGTTCTTATTATAAATACATCATCTTTAATTTTAGGGTTACTGATAATTTTTTCCTTACTTACATTTTTATAATACGGAACATTAACAAAATTGGGGTCACTATTTGGGTTATAACTAAAACTTGTATGGACTCCATCAATTAGTGTTGCATCAACATATCTAATACCACCAAGAAAATAAACAACATATTCTATTGCTGGTGAATTCAGATAGTCAACACCATCGGTACTCCAGTTTCCTCCACTAACATATTGGTTGGCAAATAGCGGACTAACCGTGTATTTGCGCAATTCAGCCAATCTACTATTTTCTGTTGTACCTGTTATCATTATACCGCTATTTTATCCATCACTTCTACCTTATATTTGTCAATTAAATTAGAAAATAATGGAAATTCCTTTTTTATTTTTAATTTCATCGCCTCTATATATTGAGGATTGAATTTACTACCGAACCACATATGAGTGTACCTGTGGTCATTACCTACCTTTATTGCACCATGTTTAAGAATCTCAGCATGAGGAAGTATTTCATGAACCCTAAAATTATTATTCAATGCCACTAAATATAATGGAAATTCTTCAATCATAATGCTTGCATATTGTTGGTCAATTATGATTTTCTTTTCCAAATATGCATTCTTTAGTGCCTCACAAATTGGGATGTATTCTTTTTTCACCTCACTTGTTATGCCAACAGTACCACAACTAAAAAATTTCCCATCATATTTACTTGTATCGAGAAGATTTTCGTGTTTTAAATATTTTAAAATTGCAGGAACGGATTTCTTTAACGGACTTCCATCTAAACTTATTTTATCTTGAACAATGATGTTGCATTTGTTTTTAATAAATGGGGCAAATAAATCATCAAAAATAAAAACATCTGAATCCACATGAATGAAATCATATCTCATTCTTTTCATTACATCAACTTTATAATAACTCCAAAAATTGAAATCGTTGGTGTTTTCAATAATTTTAATTTCATCATATGGGATGTATTTGATAAAACTATCATATGCTTTTTGATTGCAATACATGGTAACACTACCATAATATTTCTTTAAGGTTAAATAACTTAGCAAGAATGAGTAGAAATTCAAATACTTATTATTCCATTCACTTCCCTGAATATTTAAATAAAAATTCCCCTTATCAAATTCCGCAAACGATTGTATTATCTTCATATCGTATTATTTAAGGCACGTATGTAACGTAAATATATCCTCTGATTCCTCCAGTACCATTACCATCAAATGAGCCTTGGTCGAAATATGAAGGATTTACGACTGCTGCGTCAGACTGTATTGAAACTACGGCAGGGGCATCCAGATTTCCGTCTTGCCTTATAAACCAAAAAGATTTTATCTCTTTATTACCTGCTGGCATTGGCAATGGATATAAACCACCTTGATTCGAGCGTATAAGTACGGTACAACTTCTAATTTTATCTTTCGCAACACCCAAAGGAACTTCTTTATTCTTCCATCCACTACCAGACATATCATAATTAGTAATATTCACGACTTTCGTTAGTAATGTTGATGAGGGTGGTATTGCGCTTAGTATCCAATCTCTGAAATTACCAGCAGTTATGTTTTTGTAGGTACTACCAGCTTTACCATAAGCAATCTTGTCGCTGGTAGCTGGTGTCCCTAATAATAATTCAAATAATTTTTTGTTTGCCATGTCTATTCGTATATAAAAAGATTATTATTGTTATTGTCTGTAAACACATCCCCATCATCATCTTCCAGAAAATATGTTATTAGTGGCGGTTCCGGTGGTATTGGTGGTATTGGTGGTACAAATTCGATGTACGCATCAAAAAAACCGATATCACGTGCTGTTTGCTTCAATCCAAATTTAAGATGATACGTTATACTTAAATCGGGAACGATAATTGTTGTGCCACTAGATGTTACTTCCGTAGTCAATGCTTGTAATATGGTTTTTTTCAATATCTCCATTACCCAACATTCTTTCTTAACAACACTTTAATATCCTTCTCAGGATATTTGATTTCGAACATCGAATCCGGTGTTGAATAAATCGTGTTGTTCTCTATTTTTATTTCGCCAGTACTGGTATTTGTAATACCCTGCGCAATTGTATTGCTTGAGTACTGGTTACCGACCTTATTAAATACTTTAATACCAATTACATTTATCACACCATTAGCATCGGAAATTTTATTTTCTAATTGAGTGAGGAAAATGTCTTGATTCATTTCGTGATTATTAATATCCAGATAATTTCTAACGGTTGAAATAATACTGTTAGCGATTTGATTATCTGCTGTGTTTGTAACATATACATCGATTTCAAATGCTAGATTATAAATTTTACCATTATTAATTTCAACGTAATCATTTACCATCCTGAACTCAGTCAGGTATTCGGCAATATTGGTATTCATTATCGAAGTACTGGTGTTATCCAATTTACCTTCAGCATTAATACCAAGAGTTGAAATCAACACTTTGTTATTTATCTTGAACGTATTTAATCTGAATGGTGAGCCATAATTTCCCGGCATCTTATATACTTGTATTTTGTAGTCACTAAGAGTTACATCCCTGTTTTGACTAGCAAAATTATATTTAATTAATTGACGTATTTGTTCGGTACTTAAACCATCATTTCCACCAATAGCTGGAATGGGGTTTGTCGATTTTAAACTTCTACGAACAGCTTGGTTATAATCGCTACGAGAACCATTAACATTTAAAGTATATGCACCTAATTCAGTCAGTACATCAGAACCGATATTAGAAGCAACCCCACCACCAGTTTTGTATGTAACAAATAGTGTCTGGTTTGCTATGAGTTTCTCACCAAGAGCCGTGTTATTTAAGAAGTTTTCAAGGAAATAACGATTATTGACACCTTCTTTTAAAAAACCATCTTTGAACGCATTAATATCCGCATCACCAGAACCAAAAGTTAATTTACAGAAACCATTTGGGGTAAATTCTTTTATGAATTTTTTTGTGATATCAATCCAAGTAGCCACCTTCAAATTATTTGTGTTGGTGTTTGCACTTGAACTATATGGGTCTTCTACAAAAACACGTTGCTGTGCCAGATAATCGACCTCATAGTATCTTTCACCATATAATATTTGGTCTGTTGCTGTTGGGGTTGTTGCCCAATTAGTGCCTTGCATCAAATACACGCTTTCGATTTCAATAACATCGGGGTCTGGTAATGTAAACGAAAAGAATGACACAACATCCTCGGTGTTAATAACTTTTCTATAAACACTGGTACTACCATTAATTACCACTTCTCTTTTTGTAATATTATAACTAACGGGGATACCATTTGGGTCTAAAACAGGAACAATACTTCGGTTAGGGTCACCTAAACTACTGATACCGGAATTCCAATCAATGTTTTCTTGTATTTCGAATGTCTTACCACCACCAAGTACTTGCGCACCTGCTTGTAAGACCGGATAATAATTACTATTAGGAGCATTCCCAAGAACTGGCACTGTAACAGTGAAATCAACAACGGTAACACTTGGTCTTCTTGCCGGAATATTAAATCCCATATTTTTTGCGATATTCAGAATCGAATTTCTTTGCTGTGCATATGGTAATTGAGTTTCTTGAAATGCTCTATCGGTATTAACACTGAGGTTATTAGTCACACCAGCGTTTAAGTCGATAAGCATTGCCCCAACACTTGAATCCGTGAAGTCTGAAAGGACTTCTGGATATGCTTGACGAATCAAACCAATTAAATCGGTTCTTATTTCTCCGAAAGTTCTACTTCCGTATTGAATAACATTTCTTGTTGTATCTGTTGCCATGTTCTATGTTTTAAAAATTTAAATCAAGATTACCTTCTTCGCTAAGTGCTCCTTCTTCATACGTAAATTTAATATTAACATTCAGTTGATTTTCCGATATAGTATTCCCGTCATCATCAATGTTCCAATTAAATGTTACTGAAGTAATTTTAACCTCTGGAATATATAATGCCACTGTATTTCTAAGTTCATCCTCAACTTGACTAGCAGTTAGTTGGTCGTTGGGTTCGAAGATGAATTTCAAAAGATTTGTTCCATAATCTGGTTCCATATACCTCTCACCCTTTTGCGTTAATAAGAGCAACAATAGATTTGAACTATATGCGTCCTTACTCACTTGATTCGTTTCAATAAACGCATTAAGTTCATTATCGTCTTGAAACGGAAACTTGATATTATACGAATTCATTATAATTGATTTCCTATAAATACTTATAAACAAAAAAATCCCGACAAATTATTTGTCGGGACTTGTCGTAAATTGTCGTAAATTATTTTTACTCCTTAATAATAGGATTATATTTCGATTTAATACTTTCGATTTTCTGATACAGGTCACCAAATATTGGGTTTTCGGTTTCAAATTCTTTTGCAAATCTGGCTTCGAGTTCACCAAGGAATCCAAACATATCATCAACACTTAATTTCACCATATCCTCAATTTCAATTAGTGTAGCCAGTTGTGCATTAATCATATCCTGCTTTTTAATCTGTTCCATTTGTTTCTCATACTTTGAATTGAGTACGAGAACATCTTCCTCGCTTACTGCTTCGGTTACTGCTGGAGCATCTTTGAGTTCTTCTACCTCATCTTCAATTCGTCTTTTTTCAAGACTCTCCTTTAATCTCTCAATATCAACATCCCCAGCACCAGTTAGCTTGGTTTCAGCTAATTTATTTATTTCAAGTATTTTCTTTGCTGCTTCGGAATTAAATTCTCCGGTATCAGCAGCTTTCTTTAAATTTTCTAAAAAATCGCCCATTTCTAATCTAGTTTTAATTTCCCATTATTTGCATTGCAATTCCGTTGAATTTCAATACTTCATGGGTGTCGTTATAATTTATTCTTTTAAAATATTCATTGACCCCGAAGCCAATTAATTCACCGTATTCATCACGAATAAACACTTGTTTAATATCAATGATTTGTTTGAAAATCTCGGAGCCTTCATCAAGTTCTGTTGTTTTGAACTTCAAAGGTATAAAAAATTCTAATTGTACGTGTTCAAAACCAATTTTTTTCACATGAAGAAACTCACTTAGTTCCTCAATCTTATTTAACGTATCTTCGTTATCACGTACTGCCGTAATGGGGAAGTGGAATTGTTTTGATTTGTTTTCCATATCAACAACCTCTAACACCCCACCTTCTTTCTCTTCAACAACATCCATAACTTTGGCAAAACCAACTTCAATTGGTGCATTGTTGAAGATGTACATCATTTCCAATTCATCGTCTTTAGTTCGCCTTTCCTCGAACTCCAATGCAATTACTTCACCAATGGTTTTCCCTGCATGTTTGTGTTTGTCATCGAAGAACCCATAATGTTCATATCGTCTCCCATATTGGTCCTTCATTCCGTAACTCGTACCGTATTTATCAGCAGCAACAGCCATTTGATGTGGGGTTGCTGTTCTGATAAATTTGTCGGCTTTCTTCAAAACCTCGTAATATTCCTGAACATATTTCTCATCGGTTTTCCCGGCATAGAATTTCTCAAGTAATTGATTTCTACTACGCATTCTCTGAGTATGATTGTTCCTCTCATCACCACTAATTGAACCCGTCTTAAGCATTTCGGTTTCAGTGTTGAATAGCGCAACGCCAATAGCAAGTCCTAAAGTGTGGAGTCGGATGTAAATCCAGAGTACAAGATTTTGAAAGAATTTACGCATCTTCTAATATTCCCTTTTCAGTTTTTAAGGATTTTATTTCTTCCGTGAATATCTTTGCTTCATTTTTAAGTGCCCTTAATTTTTCTCGCTTTATAGCAATTTCTTCACCTAATTTTTCGGCATCGAACCCCATTCTCTCGTTGTGTTCAGTAATTAACTTTTTAATTTTACGAAATAAAATATCGTAATATTCACCTCGCCACGCTGCTAATGCGTCTTCATCTCTTCTTTGGAGCTTCTTCGTAATTGCCACAGATTTAGCTAGAGTATTAACCACTTCATCACCACGATACTGAAACTCAGATTTCACTAATTTCATAATTTTCTCCTGTTTCTTCTCGGCTTTCCTCTGGCGTTTCTTATCCCTTTTCTGGCGTTTCTTATCTACTTTAGCTTTTTTCTCATCTTTCTGAGCAGCAAAAGCAGCCAAACTCTTTTCGATTTGTTTTTTCGATTGTTTTTTGTTCTTTTTTTTCATAACTTTTTGTTTTAATGTATGTTATTTATATAATAAATACTCCGCTATGAAATTATTAAACTTCTAACCCTTTCATGACCACAGACTTATAAAATTCGGCACGTTTTTCAGTCACGTTTTCAAGATTAAAATCTTCACAAAAATCATTATATAATTGGTTACCTAAACGATTCCTCAAATCACCATCTAATATCAACTGTTTCAGGTACTTCTTCCAATATTTATGTGCGTTTTTCTTATTGGGAATCAACACACAATTTTCCATATGTTTACCATCGATATTATATGGTGGGATATCACTACAAACAATTGGGAGTTTTCTTGTCCAACACTCGACTTGTTTCAAGTTAGACTTCATCGTATTAAACTCGTTATCAGCAAGTGGGGCAAGTACAATATCGGTTTCATCCAGAACCTGTGCGTATGTATTGGCTTTCTGTGTCCAACGTCTACCGAAATTAACTTCATCATCATAATCAACGTTTCTTTCGAAATTCATGAGCCATTGAAGGTAATCCGGGTTATCAATTAACCTGTGATTATCTGTTAGAATTTTTTCGTAAATAAGATAGACACTTTCCTCAGACTTGATATCACGTTGCTTACTATCAAATATCTTGTCCCTGTACTTATCCTTTAGTTCTTGCGAAATTCTGGGAATCTGGTCTACATCACCTCTTGATTTATTAATTGCTTTTACAACTTCATGTACCCAGACTCCTTTTTTCTCAAGTTCTGTTTTGAAGTCTTGATTGAAGGTGATATCGGTTGTACTACCTTCGGTATCCCAACCAGCGATAATGACTTTGAATTTTCCTCTGGTTGAGGGGTCGCTATTCAACACGTTTATCACGCCTTCCAGTTGTTGAACGTCACCCATGTGAGAACTACCAGCCATATATGTGATTCTAACCAAACCATTAGGGTCTGGCTTCCAGTTGTTCTGGAACTGTTTCATCCACTTAGGGTCGATGCTGTTGGCATAGACCATAACGTTATCTTTACCAGTTACTTTACGAATTTCAGATGCAAATAAATCTGTTGTTGTTGTAACGTAATCAGCAATTTTTAGGTTTTCAAGAATTGGAACATGTAATTGTTTCTCTTGACTCATATGATAGAATGGGTGCTGTCTGTGTAGTTTCCAGTAGTCATCAATATCAACAATCAAAATTGTTCCTGATTTTCTAAGTTCAGTAGCCAATTTTAACATCTCTGCGCTATCACTTATGAATTGTCTGTGATAATGTATGATGTGGAATGATTTTAAATAGTCAAAGAATCCGGGGTCATTAAAGTCTATTTGTGGGTTTATTTCCACATAAAAGTCATCACTATGATTTCTTTCAAGCTCCATTGCAGGAGTTAAAGTACGGAAGTAGTTTACACCCGCTCCGTCAAGGTTATAGAATAAAATTCTTATTTTTCCGTCCATATTATAAATTTTTATAAATTGTTTATATATGGTAATACGAGTTTCGGAAAAGAATCTTGAATTATAAATAAAAAAAGCCAACATTTCTGTCGGCTTTCAATCCATGTGTGTTTTCTTATTATGCTTTCTTTGCAGGTCTCCCCTTTTTCCCCAATTCTGGTTTTTCAGTAACAACATCAACAACGGGTTCTTCCACTACTTTAGCTACGGGTTTTTTTACCGCTTTTGGTTTAGGTGTAACCTTTTTTGGAGGTCTGGCTTTCTTCATTGTTTTAGCGACTTCAGCAGGACTAACTTCAGTAACTATGATTAGGTTCTTAATTCTCAACCTATGTACTGATAGTGGTAGTGTTGTAACGGTTAAATATACCGAATCATTCGGTTTTACGTTAATCGTTTTCTTCGTCATTTTATCAACATATTCAATTCCTAGTGTTGAATTGAATTTCCTATCACGCTTTGCGAGAAGATTTGTTATATTTGTTATCTTATATGTGTTCATTTTATCTTATTTTAGTCCTTGAATTATTTGATTACCGTATTTAATTCCATCATAACCCATCTTCATTGCTTTTTCGGCAACCGCTTTATTTTTAATGTTAACTGCTGGAACATCATACTGCTTACTTATTTTTTCGAAATTTACATTAGGGAACCAAGATTTCGCCAGAATATCGACTGGCTCCTGACCGTCTTTATAATTAACTCCCAGACTGGTTGTATCCAATAAGTTATCGAAATCAATTTCATATTTATCATAACCCGGTTGTTCTTTTAACGTGAAGAAATTACCAACAACACTATTTTCTTTTATCGGTTCTTTTCTGAACGCAACAATTGTCTTCTGATTTTTGTTTGATTCTTCAGGGTTTTGGGTTGCAAGATTATCTTCTTCCAGTGAGTTCAAGAATTGATTCTCGTCATCACCATAATAATTAATGGCATCTTGCACCTGAACTTCTTCTATTCCCTGTGATTGTTCGTACTCATAGATGTCCTGAATCTTATTTAAAACCCGGCAAGCATCTTTGTGATTCATGTCAATCATAATACATTTGATTGGAATCTCATCGAGCAAAGCACGCACCATTCTATGATGACCATCAAGTACCTGCATATCAGAACTAATCCAAATCGGATTCATGTCATCGACATTCACACCACTAACTTCATCACTAAAGACGATTCCCTGTAACGGTGTCAAGTCATTTGGATTAACTTCAACTACGGCATAATCCACACCTTCGTCATCAAGTTTTTGTAGCACATAGTCATAAGGTGCGTGAACCTGTGGAAGAAAACGTGGTTTATATCTCATGTCAATCATATCGTAAATTTATTATAAATACGCTAATTTAATTTTTCTATTTCTTCACTTATCATTTCCAATAACCTATTTGTTGATTTGAAAGAAACGATACCAGCACCCTCTAACAACCCAATTTTATCTTTATTAACAAAGTATAGTGTATATTCCACATCATCAGATAGTTGGTCGGTGATTTTTGTGTATTCAGCAATCTTTCCAACATCTCTATTCATGAAGTCATCATAGACCACAATCTCTTTAAGGTCTTGATTATAATTTTTGATTTTCAGAATCACATCACCTTTACCTTCATTACCTCTTTTCAATAAAACATCATCAACAACAATACTATACATGTCCATAATCTTCTCGATTTCTGGACGTAACTTTTCCATTCTCGAAGTTATAATAACGACTGCGGTATCAGGTGTGGCTTTCTCTTTCTCCAACTGAGCCAGTACATGTGGGAATGGTTTGATATTGAAAACATCGGTGTCAAGACTTTCTTTACGCCCCCACCATCCATCATACGGGTACTTCTCGCCTTTAACCTTTTCCCATTGTTTCTTACCTTCTTCCTTCTGGGGTGAGTCAATCAATGTCCCATCGAAATCAAATACAGCTAATCTTCTCATATTTCATATCATTAATATCACTAACTTCCAGACAATACTCGGAAAATAAATGTGTTGGTATTGTATAGAAGTTCATTAGTTTGACCGCCCCACCTTCTTGTTTAACCGGATACTTCAGCATGTACAGAAACTTTGTTGGTTCTTCTGGAAACAGAGAGGTGTGACCTTCTTCGACACATCTTCGGAGTTCAGACGTTTTAATTAAAAACCCCTTGACATTATCGGTTATCATCCAATAATCGGCAGTTGTTGTTAAAATACCTGATTCCTTGCCATCACAATGGGTTTCAATACAGATATTTCTTGTCTCTTCCCCTCTCTCATCACATTTACATTCAATAGTCGTACCATCTTCAAGTGTCAAATCATATAACTTTAAATTGGCTGCAACCTCGTTTTTCGCTACACTTACAACCAACTTACATGCAATATCCAGCATTACGAATTCCTCGAAACCCTCCCCAATTGCTAATGATTCTTTCCAAGATGCCATAATTATTCTTCCTCACTTACCCTACCTGTTAATGTTAATGAGAACCCAAGTGGTTTCCAATCAGTTAATTTATTTGAAAGAAACGGTTTACCACCAGCGTTTCGATTCACGGCAATAGTTATATGTGGTTTGGCGTTTGTTGAAGGATATCCTTCAACACCAACTGCCATAACCAACCCATCGATTGCGTAATCAATCACATTTAATTCAATAGGTTTACCTGATTTCAAATCCCGTTTCTCCTGACTACCATCAGCAAGACTACCCATCTTAATTGTCATGTGATGCGCAATGATTTCCCAACCTTCCGGTATCATTGGAGTGAAAACCTGAATCAATTTTGTGTATGACCCATTATCTAAAACTACTGCGCTATAACTTACTTTCTTCACTGGTTCTTCAGTTAATAAATCTCTATCAGTTAATTCCCAATATAATTCCCTTTTTAATTTATCATCAACAGAAAAATCTTCGTAATTGTTCTGAAGAAATTCTAACACAGATTCATGTGATGTATCTGGATATCCCGGTTTTCCACCCTGATTATTCCATTTGTTGTATTCCTGAACAAAGAAATCAATAGTTACTTCTTGACCATTCACCTTCCATGTTGAAGGTTGTATGTCACTATAATTAAGATGCCCTTCTTCCACTTCTTCTGGGTTCTGATTTACCAAAGGTAGTAATTCTTCACGAGTATTCCTAACATCATCATTATATATTTTCATTAACAAACTTTTCAGCACCTTACCACGCTCCACATCAGGTACATCAGCAGCAATCAAATCATTACCATTGACAGCTAATTCTTTAACTGTTTTAGGGTACTTACCTTGTAACAATTCCTGTGCAGCAACCTGTAATTTCTCAGGTAATATTTTGCTTTCCAGAACTTTAGTTCCTTTACTTTTCACAACCATGTTATGTGCAGTTGTTCTATTTACCATAGGCTCATTACTTTCGACAGGCATCCCAATTACCAGACCTTCGAGTTCATTAATGATGTCAATATCTCCCCTGAAATTATTTTTATAAAACTCCACAGGTGATACGTTATAATGTGACAGTAAGTAAACAAACTCTGCAAGTGTCTGAACATTATTCCAATCATTACTCACTAACTGTGGTCCGTCAACACCCATCGCTCTTAACATGCCAGTATCTTTTAATAAGAAAGCACCCTTTTGAGCATCTCCCTTATTAACAATCTTATCGAATTCAATTTGAATTCGTTCTTTATCAACAGTCTTTATTTTATCAGCATTGTCTCTAATTAACTTATATGTTGCAGGGTCAATTGTGAAGTTAAATCGACTTGCAAACTGAACAGCCCTCAACATTCTCAGAGCATCATCAACAAATGATTTCGGGTGCGTTATTTTAATTTTCCCGGCTTTCAAATCAGCTACACCATTAAATGGGTCAATAACATTACCGTCCATATCTTTTGCAATTGCATTGATTGTGAAATCTCTGCGTTCCAAATCCTTCTCAATAGGTAATCTATAGTCTGCTGTAATTTCAAAATCATTGTGTCCTTCGCCAGTTGAAACTTCTGTTCGTGGTAAAGCAATATCGATTTCATCGGTTTCACCGTTCGGTATGAATTTAGTTACGGCAAAACTATTACCAACGGGTTTAGCTACTCCATATTTTTTTAAAATCTGTGCTAATTTTTCTTCAGGAATACCCCTTATGATAATATCAAGGTCTTTACTATCTTTACCCAGATATTCGTCACGAACAGCACCACCAACCGCATAAATTTCACCACCAAGTTTTTCAACTTCGTCTCTAAAGGGTAAATCTTGTATTGACATTATTTCTTCATTCATATCAGGTACAAGACTACTAAAATATTCTTGGATTACCAAACCTTTTGGTAATCTATACATTAATTGCATGGTTTCGAAATCCTTATTTCTACCCTTATTTAAAACAAACCCCAGAGATTGATACCATTTTAATAGCTTACCCTTACTTGCACCCCACACATTATCAGGGGTTAGTGTTATAATTTTTTTATTCTTATCGGCATATTCAAACAATAATCTCATTGCGTCATTAGCGTATCCAGCACCTCTAAATTCCTTTTCAATAAAAATTTTATCCAGAACCAAATATCTATTACCACGAGTCATGAGTTCCATTTCACCAACAACCTGACCATCATTCATTATTTTATATGAGGCAAAACCGCCTTGAATATCACCAGCAGGTAAATCAAGAGTTATAGTTTCATTTACCGAACCAAATTCTAAATTATTAATATCGCCTTGATTACAAGCAACACTAGTATTACCCAAACCAGCAAGCTGACATTTCCTTTTTACCTTTACTGTTTTCGAACCGGGCATCCACGCTTTCTTACGTTTCTCCGTTAACATATATTTGTCCTGTGTTGCATTACCTACCACGTGATTATACACAAGGTCTTCATACATTGCGATATTCGCATCCAAGTCATTATTGATACTTGGTGAGGTGTCATTTGTATTATATACCGGGAAATCGTCTTGATTTACTGCATTATCTGTGGTGAACTTGGCACTGCCGTCTTCAGGTAGATTAATCATATCTTCATCTGGAATGTCTGGTTCACCAATACCATAATATCCACCAACATCAAAAAACTTCAATACACCATCTTTATATCCAAGATTTGCAATAGCTATGTAATCTGTTGATTTAATCCCGAAATCCAGTAGTTCTTGACGAATATCGAACATCGTAACAATATATTCATATGCTGCTTCCCTATCTATTTTACTAACACCAGCTTCTGGATTATCAGTTAGGACGTGTTTTGCCCATTCGACCCATTCATCATGATTAAATCCAGCAGGTTTTTTAATTTCAATCATAATATCTTCATAATCTAAACCACTTGGTACTATCTTATTGATATCGCTCTGTAATTTTCTCAACTTTTCAAGTGGTTTATCATTAATATTCTCTTGCATTATCACAAAAATCGATTTGTTCGTATCAGTATCCAGAACTTTATATAAATTAAAAATTGTTGAGATATTTTTTGGTTGACCTCTCATTAGTTTTGATGCTGCATCAGCTTCACTAATGTCAATAGTGAGTTTCATTACTAAATTATTGTTTATCTCATATGCGAAACCATTACCTTCACCACCTAAAAATTTAGGGGTACTCAACCCTAATTTACCTACAATTTCTTTTGCTAGTTTATCTCCATAAGTTCTATCACTTAATGTGTCGTATTCAACAGGAGGTGTGTCCTCATTGATATGAAAGGTTTCACGGAGTAACGGGTCTCTGTTATAAAAACCTTGTTCGGTAAGATAGGTTTGGAGTTCAAGTAGGTTACTATAGAATCTTGGTTTGTCTTCAACGACTTTCATTATCTCACTGATGTTGTTCACACATTCATGAAAACGGTCAGTAAGTAATGGGAGATTCTCTATTGGTTTATCGGGATATTCTTGTCGGTTTGAAACGAAATTAATAAATTCTTCATTGATTACACCGGGTCCGTCACTTACACTATATGGCATTTGCGCCCACATTCCACGTCTGATATCTCCTTGGTCACCAGTATCACTAAGTATATCATCATTTCCATCGGCATAGTTGAAAAGCTCATACATTTTGTATTGTTGCTTTCTAATTGGGTCATAATGAGTGTTATAAACTTCGTCATTTAGCCCATAATCTGTTAGAACAATTGTCGGTTGACCATCACGCAGAACCTCACCATAAGTACTTGGTCTACCCATATCACCAGCATTTTGACCGTAGTTAGCTATGAAGCTCCCTAAGTCTGATGCGAATTCGTTTTCCCAAAAAAACTCTGATTCTTCTTTCTCTTGATGAAAAATTTCTCTTTTACCTTTGCTTTGTTCTTCGTAATTTCTCAGGAAATAAAATAATGCATTAAGACTCGGTATTCCAGTAAGTTCTTTAATTCTTTTTTCATTAACCTTTTTGGCTTTCTCAGAAATTAACCAACTGTCGTCTTCGGCACTATCAAAAACTTCAGTAACAATATGTTGAGTATCACGGTAATAACCCGCACCTCCTTCTGCTCCATTCTGTGCAATACCTTTGGCATTCTTTGCTAGTTTCAGAACCTTTTCACCATCGATATCATACACGATTCTACCAGTACCACTTCCGATTTTATTTAGACGTTCGTTAGCGTATCTGATTTTAGCAGCGAATGATTTCAGGTTTAAGAATTCGGGTAGGAATCCCTCTTTGAATTCAGCGTATGTCATATTATAACTAATTTAATATAAATACGGAATCGGGGGTAAAAGGATTAAAAGAAAAAACCGTAATAATAATTACGATTTTTGTTTTGATTTGCTTCTTTCTTGAATATCTCTAATAACGTCCTTAACGACTTCAGTAATTAAATCTCTGTTTTCATTTAAAACTTCTTTAATTCGTTCAACGGCATACATTTCAATTATAGTTCCTTTAATCGCTTCTTCGAAGACCGGACCTAGATTCTGTTGGAGATGTGTATTAACAATATGTTGTACACTTTCAACAAGTACCGCTTCATTTATTTGACCCAATTGCATTGTTGTTTGGGGTACTGTTCCTGCTGGTAATGATGTCAGCATTTGTTGTCCATTATAATTAACCATAGGGGCAGTCGGTGAAGCAGTATTACTTCCTTGGAAACCCGCAATACTTTCAGCAAGAGTTGCTTTTCTTTTCTTCTCAAGGTCAGCAAATAGTTGTTCATCCCTTTCAGGCGACATATCAATTTTTTTGCGCACTTCTGGTTGCGGTGCTGCTTCATTAATTTTATGAGTCGTTATTCCACCATGTTTTTCAGTTACCTTATTTTCAACAACCTTAATTAAATTAGTTGAAGCATTATCTTGTCCAGTTTCTCTGGCTTGTAACAATCCATGTAAAAATGTATCTCGTGGTGCTACGCCAACGCCAGCATTTTCACCTAATTGAGATGGGATTGCATATTTGCTTTTTTTCTCGTTAGCAATCTCATCCCTTATCTTATTTAAATCAATTTTTTGGTTAGCCATTTTTATAAATTATTATAGTTTTTTATAAATACTCCTTTATTTGAAAAAAGTCGTCTTTTTATAAGGAATTGTTGGATTTTCTGTTTCATTTACCCCACTTTGTACTTGATTCATTGAGCTTTGCGTCTGACTTAATTTATTCTTAAAGAATGTGTCATCAGCAGGTGCATTACCTTTAACTAGTGAATCATATAATTGTGGTAAGCTACCAACAATAGCGATATCAGGAATATTTTGTTTATCCTTATCTTTCACCAGCATCAATTGAAAGTCGTTTTTGTCATCAATTACAACCAAATAATTTCCATGTGCCGTTTTTTGTACTCGACTCGCAACATCCTTTAATTTAACCACGTCATCCGCAGTAATTTTTTTAGCATTTTTATTACCTCTTCGAATACTATCCCATTTTGCTTTAAGTTGGTCTGTTCTCGGTATTACCTCTGTTTCGATATCCTTTTTGTACTTATAATCGAAATCCGGTTCATCTTTTGTTGAAACATAAGCAATAATACTGGTCATGTTGTCATCACCACCCTCATGATACCCCGGAGGTATCATCGGTCCACCTCTACTGTCATTAAATTTCTTACCAATTGGATATACTTGTGATATTTTATCTACATCGAATAGTCTCCAACCCGGTTTTGAACCTTCGTGGTCTGACCAATAATCATGACGTAAACTATCATCACGTGTTGGTTTGTTATTGAAATGCCAACTATTTTTGGGGTTGTCTTGCCATGCTCTGAGAACCGTGTGATTAGCAGCATTTTTCCCAAGAACATAAGGTCTTATTGTTCTGGAACCAGTTGCGTTTTCACCATCTTTATTATCAGCGTTATAATAGATATAAAGCCATTCGTGATTATTAATTGCATCGGCAATACTATTCTCACTAACGCCTTCAGTTAAGAGATGACGAAAGGTTTTAATGTTTTCGAATAATATTTTTGTTTCTGTTGTCATTATACTCTACCACTACCTGCACCATATTCATTACCTTTGGTGTAAAGACCTGCGTTTTTTGCCAGTGAACAAGTTCTACTTGAGAAGTCGATACAAGTACCTGCTTCTTCACCATCAGCTTCTGGTTCTCTACCTTTATCATCACCATCGGCAATTGTATCTGCGTTTCCAGCACAATATTCGTTACCCGGAGTATATCTATCACTGTTTTTAGCTAATAGACACTCTCTCATACCGATATCAATTGTTGTTCCGATGTTCGGATTATGTTGGTTGCCGTCTTCAGGGTCTCTACCTTTATCATCACCATCAGAAATGGTGTCTGCGTGAGCAGGAAGGTATTCATTGCCGGGAGTGTATAGTGCAGCATTTTTTGCCAGTGAACAATTTCTCATATCAATGTCAATATTTGTTCCAATTGCACCACCATCAGTTTCAGGGTCTCTACCTTTATTGTCGCCATCAGAAAGTGTTTCCGAAACCGTTGGACAATATTCGTGTCCCGGTGTATATCCACAACTATTCTTAGCCACAGAACAGGTTCTAAAATCAGCACTATTTTCCAGTAGTCTGCTGCTTTCGTCTATATCATAATTATCTGCCATTTTGTGTGTGTTAATCTTTTCTGTTATTTCTTATAAATACTTAATCGTATTTTTTAAACACGAGAGTAATATATTCGATTAAATGTGGAACAGTATCAAGATATTCCATTTCACTCACGTCATACCAACCATATTTAACATTTTCTTTCATGTCGAGTTCAACATCAGTCGGGTCACCCTCATATCGAGAAGCGAATATCGTTTCTTCACTGTCTTCATGTCTTTGAATTGTGAAAGATTCAACAAACTCATTAATTTCCAAACCAGTTTCTTCCTTAATTTCTCTTTCACACGCTTCTTCAGCACTCTCACCTTTCCCAATACCACCCCCAACAAGTGCCCATTTATCTGGCATCCATTGGTCTGGAAAATCTGAACGTTTTAGCAATAGAATCTTATTATCATCATTAACAATAACAGCTACAGCATTCTTTTTTAATTCCTCCTTTTTCTTAGCTTCGTTAAGTTGTGGGGTCTGATGTGGCATCAATTCCGAATTGGGATTAGCCGTTACATCACGCCTTGCTTCTTTCGACCTCTGAACACCCGCTCTATCCTGATTCAGTGTGGCTTCAATGAATGCTTTCATTGGTTGACCACCAGCAAGATTAAATTGTGTCACATCTCCTGTCTGTGGATTGAAGTAATCGAAGAAGTTTTTCAATCTCTTCATTGCTTGATAGGTCAGATTAGGCTCGTGAAGGATGTTTTTAGCTCGTTTAACACCCTCTGCGTTCGGATTGGATACCAAGGATGTCTGGATACCTTTAAGCACGTCTGGGGGAATCCTATAAGTTTTATCGTATAGTTCCTGATTAGCCATTCTTCTCTAGTAAATTAATCAGCTTATTTTTGTCTTCCATTTCCAGCTTATTAATTAAACCAGCGATTTTTTTAATCTTTTTGTCACTAACTTCTCTGTCGTCAGACTTGGTTGACATCTCGTCTTCTTTTTTATCAACCATTTTGTCTTCAAGAACTTTTGATTCAACAATATTTTCTTGGAACTGTTCGTCAAGACTTTTCATTGATTTATCGAAATGTTTCTCAATCACCTTAACTAGCTTTTCAGCATATTTATTAAAATTGAATTTTACGTAATCTTTAAGAAATTGTTTATCGTCATCCCCATCTTTTACTTTCTGAGTAGATATTGCTCTGAACTCGGTTTTAACCTTATTAGGTTTTCTATAGAAATCTTCGAGGATATTAACATATAGCTCAAATAATTCATCGGAAATATCATCCAGTAATTCCTGTTGCCCCTCATTCTTTTCTTCGCCTTCCATAAATGGCATAAGCGTAAAACCGAAACGACCCAGCATATCGTATCTGAACGGCTGTGTTCCAATTTTCATGTTGTAGTCAGTGGTATTGTTTGCAGCAGTCTCTAAGTCTGCACCACTTGAAGGGATATCGTCATTACCGATTAGTTCACCATTTGTGTTGATGATTTCATCAATATCTTTCTTTTTTAATTCCATGATGGCATGTTTTCATATAAATACTTGGTATTATTAATCAGGACCATCACCATCATCAAAATATTCACTTGCAGCTTCTTCAACAGCGATTTCTTCTTCCATAATATAATCATCAAAAGCAACATCTGAATTCTCAGCCACTTTAAATAGTTCATCCATTGTAGTTTTTATGGGAATACCATGCTTTTCCTTAAATGCATTGAAGTACTTCTCTCTTCTCTTGAGTTGTGCTTCAAAGAAAATTTCCTTATCACTTTTATTTTTACTAGATAATTCGCTGGCTTCCAGTCCCTCAATTACCTTCTGTTTTTCTTCAGCAATTCTATCGAGTTCAAGTTCTATTTCACCTTTTGGAATTTCAACATTGGTTCTAACAATCTGGATATATACACCATTGAACGCACCAACATGATAATTACTATTATCCTTAATTAAAACCAAATCACCTTCTCCATAATCCTCGTTTATAGATTTAAGATGAGGTTTATTGAGTTCGGTCATTTTCTCATTGAGGTAATTCAAGGCATTCTCATATATTTCATAATGAACAGGGTAATCAGCACGTGCTTTAAATCCGTCCCAAACCAATCTGGGGTCATATCCGGTTTTATTCCAATAATCAATTTCAGCGTCTTCCAAATGCATGGCTTCATCGAAATCATCAAGGTCGTAGTTCTTCAAAACCAATTGGTCGCTCGTGAACATTTCCTTTTTCAACTCACCCTTCTTTTCACCCTTTTTAATTGTGTTTACCAGTATTTTTTTCGCAATAGCTGGGTCGAAACCAACAAGTATTGATTTAACTTTACTATTGAACGCAGCAAGATATTTTTCGTAATTATATGTACCTGTCATTTCAGGATTTTCTTGTAGGTCTTCGTTACTAATTAACGCAGATGCCATTCTCATTTCTCCGGTTTCCTTGTCTTTGATTTCCTTTGATTCACCGTGAGACTTAACATAACCAGTATTGACATAATACACGACATCATCCAATTCAGGTTCCGGTGGCATATAGTTAATAATTAACTTCATTTTAGTATCGGGAGTCAATTGGTCTTCTTTCTCCTTATCACACTCTATCTTGTCCTTATGTACTTCGAAGAGTTCGATAGCTTGTTCTTCACGTTTTTTAATTAAGAGTTCCATGTGAGCTTGCATGGCTTTTGGTCTACCGTTCTTATCGGTTCCCCGGTTTTTATAACCTTTAATTTTTAATTTAACCCTACTTTTACTTGCAATCTTTTTCAACGGAATTTGCATGTATCGAATATCTTCGGCATAATCGTAATAATAATCAACAAACTCCTTCCCTTTACCATGAAGAAGAAGGTCGAAACCCTTATCAATGAATTCCTCAATATATTCTGGCATTGCTTTAGACTTGATTGTGTTACCAGTGAGTTTGATTTTCTCCTTCATTTCACCAGTTTTCTTATCCTTAACCAATGAAAGCGTTGCGTAGTTAATTCTCGCAAGGTTCAGACATGATTCACTCTTACCATCATCATCAACACTCATATATGGCTTCGGCATTTCGGTCTCATTGAACAACTCAATTAGCGCACCTATACCCCTTTTACCCCTATATTGCCACATGTCATCAACTAATCCCTCAGTTGTTCCCTCACTTATTCCCTCATCACTAACTTTAATTGTGGTGTAATCCGGTATTTGGAAGTTCACACCATCAGTTACAGCAAGTAATGCGGTACAACCGAATTGACTGAACCAATAAATTGCATGTCTCAACTGAATGCGTGCTACACAGGTAATTCTGCCAGCACATATATTATCCGACCAGTTGAAACTAATGTGTGAACCCAACGCACCATAAAGAGAGTTATTCAAAATCTTAATAGGTAACTGCTTAATCTTAAACATCGCAGTATCTTCCGGTGTCAGGGCATCATTAATGTATTTCTCATACACCTTTGGGTCAAGTTGTTGTAAGAGTTCAACCTCTTCTTTATCAAGTTTATCCCCACTACCCATTTTCTTATAGATGTTACGGGTTGTTGTCATATACAACAACATTTTTCTCATAACACCAGTGATGTCAAACATCGGGAATACGTCATCCGTTAACTGAATCATTGGGTATAGTGATGCGTAGTCAATTTTAATAAGTTTTTCAGTATAACCAATTTTGAACGTTCTCGCCAGACCTCCACTAAACCCCAAATACTTATCGGGAATCGGAATAGCTAAATTATTTTCGTAGCTCCAAGCAGTAAGAAGTAAGTTCCAAACTGCTGCCGTACCCATTGTACAAATTCTCTGATATGTGGTTGGGACTATCTTGGCAACCATAAATGATGATTGGTTGTAAAGTTCATCAACCTGCGAAGTTTCGTAAAGGTCATCGAGCAGATATTGTTTTACAAGTTTTCTACCACCGATAAACGTTGTAAGGCTTTTCTCCAAACAATTTTTTCTAAACCAAGTAGGAAACTCCTTATTCTCATCGAGATATCTCTTTCTAAACGCTTTATGTTGTTCCGGTGTTAATTTTTTATTATTGGCTTGAAGTTTATATAATTTTTTTGCGATATCTTGAAACTCGTCAGGTACTTGGAGATATTCGTTCTTTTCATTAACCATGAAAACCTTATTCTCATTATAGAATCTACCAATATCATTATCTTCACCCTTGATGTATGTTCGATTTTTTCTGGCGAAGTTCTCAAATTTCGCAACATATTTCAGATTGGTTTTCTTTATGTCGGAGTTTACTGCTTGAGTTCGTTTCGCTGCATGGAGTGTATCGATAATTGAGTAACCCCACATTTTTGTAGCAGTATATTTATCACTGGTATTACCATACTTAACATTAGTACCACCTTTTCTTGAAATGTGTACACCTTCTTTAAGACCAGTAGGAACCTGAGTTAAATCCATCTTGAGCATCTTGGCTCTACCCAGAATAAATTCCATGTCAAAATCTTCCCAATTGTGTCCTAGAATAACGGCAGGTCTAATGTGGTCAATTAAATTGAAGAAGTCCTGAATTAGTTTGATTTCCGATTCGTCATCATCACGTTTTTCAACTTCCAAAATTGTTTCGAATTCCCGGTTATCCCTAACTCCAATCGCAAACATTCTATGTATTTGATATCTAAGTCCTTCGGTCTCGATGTCAGCAGTTAAGCGATGAACTTCCCTATATTGTTCGTACCCTTTGTAAAGTCTTGATTGGGTGCTGATGAGAAACTGTTCATTGGTATGAACGGAATTGAAGAAATCACGATTCTTATAGACGATTTTATCTTTTTCATCTCTGACAATTTTGCCGTTATCGTCATAAAGTTTTTCGAATAGGTCAAATCCACCGTCTCGGAAATATTGAGTGATATCATTACTTGACCTGTGACTCGTTACCTTATAGCAATAACCATCAAGCAATCTTTTTTGATTACCAGTTTTTAGTTTGGTTATTTTAATACCATATTTTATTTGCTTACTTTCAATATACGATTCATCTTTACCGGGATATAGGATTATTCCGTGTCTCGCTAAATCTTTCATATACGTAAAAGGTAAGTATCTTATCTTTTCAATTTTTGGTTTCAGACCGGGTTCATGAATCACACATTCCGCAATATCCGTCCCATAATCGGTTTCCACATTAACCAGATACTTAATATCGTTGTTATATCCCTCAAGAAATCCCTTGATTTCACCCAACACCTCATGTTTATTCATCTGTTTTTTATCCTTCTTGGGTTCCGTCATTTTCTTCGTTTTTGTTATATTTTTCTTTAATTCTGTTAATTACTTCACTAAGTACCGATTCATTTACATTCGATTTATAGTCTTCGTTGTCAATTACTTTCATAATTTCCCTGCGTTTACTCTCAATTGCTGAGAATATGTAGTCATCAATGGTATCGGGAAACACCAGTACATAAATGTTAACGGCAGCTTTCTGACCGATTCTATGTAAACGGTCACTAACTTGGTCATATTCTCCCACGGAATACGGGAGTGTCATGATAAACAATTTACTTGCAGCAGTAAGTGTCAAGCCATAAACACAGGTTTGAGCACTACCAAGGAAAACCTTTAAAACACTATTTGGGTCTTGAAATGTTTCCACTATTTTAGCACGCACTTCCACATCTTTTTCATCACCAGTATGAAGTCCAGTAACATCCCCAAGTTTATTATTTAATTCATATAAACTATCTTTGTAGGTATCCACTACTACAACCTTTTCTCCGGTCTCCAATATGTTTTCAATTAATTCAATTACATGCTGTACTTTAACAAGTGCCAGATATTGTCTTAACCGAATCATTATCGTAAGTGGATTACGGTTGGGGTTCTCAACGAACTCATTGGCTACACCCGCTTCGATTTCATTATAGATTCGTTCTTCATCTTCAGTCATTTCCAGTATAATGCGCTGATACGTTTTATCTGGAAGGTCAGTTAGGACTTCAAACTTACGTTTCCGATGGACATAAGGTGCGATTTTATGATAGAGTTCTTCAAATTTCTGGTCCATAGTATCTACATGATATCCCCACCCATCTTCGTCACGGGTCATACCGCAATAATATTCTTGGAAATATTTCTTTGTCGCAAAATCAACAGGTGAAATCTGATTCAATATCGTGTATAATTCATGTGCCCGGTTTGGTGCTGGGGTTCCAGATAGGAAAATCTTACTGATTTTATCTCCCCTAAATAATGATTTTCTGAAAATACTTTTGAAATTCTTATAGGTATTGGCTTTAGTGTTCTTGAGTCTCTGAGATTCGTCACATATAACCACATCAATTACATCAACCCCTAATTTCTTCCACTTGGTGATGAATTTCTTCTCTTTGGTATTTTTTGGATTAAAGAAATCGTAATTAATAATGACGTATTTGGCTTCTTCGATACCACAGGTGTTCTTTTTCCAGTTCACGATATGGACACTACTATTCGTAAATTTCTTGACCTCACCATAGAAGTTGAACTTCAGTGAGTTCGGAGTGATAACAAAAACCTTCTCGAACCCATTCATTTCCACGTAGAGAATAGCACTGAGAGTTTTGCCCAATCCCATTTCATGGGAAATTAACGTGCTACGTGTTACATTCATGAACATGCTTGCAACAATCTGGTGTGGATAGAGTTTAATACCTTCTTTTAGTAGGGCATGTACCTTCTCGCTGTGCTCCACATATGTGGTTTCCAGTTCTTCCTTATATTTTACCCAATGTTCTTTCTTCACATTGAGTTCGGCAATGAACTTACGTTTTTCAATTTCTGTGACTTCAATCTTTTTGATTTGCTCGATAAAAATCTTACGACTTTCCTCTGACCCAAAATCAAAATGTATTTTCTTGGATTTCCTATATCTTTTAATTAAGGCGAATACCGATTCTACTTTAACTTCCCAACACAACATACCACCATTCCACTTACGGGTCTCTTCCGGTAAGTTTTTTACTCTCTGGATTAATTGGTCGTTAATTGGAAATCTAAGGTAATACCATTGTCTCTTTCGAATCCTCTCACAACTAACAACAAAGATTGGTTCTTGCATAACTATTCAATATCGAACAAAGATAGTGAAAAAAATTAAATCTACAACTAAATTAGGTTGGTCGAACAACATATATTGTAAACTCGTCCGTTACGTCTTGTGAATTATCACCCGGTGTTGGGAAATATGTGGTATCTGTCGTCTCGACATAAACGGTGTCTTCGTTGGTCAGGTCTTGAGTATTATCACTTAATGCCGGGAAATATGTAGTATTAATCGGAGCTACATACCATGTAGTTAAATCCGTTAGGTCTTGTGCCCCATTACTTAGTATTGGGAAATATGTAGTGCCACTTGCCAATACATAAATCGCCCACTCATCTGTTAGGTCTTGTGTGTTATTACTCGGTACTGGAAAATATGTAGTATTGGTCGGAGTAACGTACCAAATAAAGTCATTTGTTATGTCTTGAGGATTTGCGTTACTCATTTTAATTAATATTTAAACCACAGTAGTTTTTGTTATGCTATCTGAAATTTGGACGTTTATTTGATTTTGAGTGGGTAATGTTATTTTACCACAGTTTTCACCAAGGAAATCTAGTTTAAATTCGCCATAATACCTTCCTGCTTTACCTGTTTGTGGTAGTTTGAATCTATAAGTCAGCGTATATTGAATTTCATCAGGATACTCTGGTCTGTTATTATTAACAACAAGATTCCCGGCAACATTTGCAATGCGATAAATACCAGTATTAGCTTCCATCATAGAGAAAGTCACAGCAACGTTTTCCAGCATATCGGGAGTAATATCGTATTGCTCCATCGTATGTTGCGTCAATGGATATTTCAATTCGGGCAGCGTACTGTCCTTCTTGATAAAAAAGTTGTTTATATTGAATGTGCTGTAATCCATTATCCTACGTCATCATCGGCAGTATCACCTGAAATTATTCTTTCGGCTTCCATCAGTTTCTCTCTGTTGGCTTTAACCATACTAATCTTATTTTTGGCAGTAGCACCGATACCATCACCAATAAGACCCATCATAAGTGCTTCGAAGTAAGTGAATTCGTGTCCAACGAATTCAACATAAAATCTAAACATAATATATGTTGACAAGAAAGTAACTAAGTACCTACGCCAGTTATCTTTAAGCCAGAATCTCCACTTCCATTTCTTTGGAGTTTTGGAGCCTAATTTATCTCTGTTACTTGCTTCGTTTAGTCCATAGATTATGTAACCAATGGCTAAAAACCAACTGAATCCAAAAATCTGAATCCAAGTGTATGCTCCAAATATTACTTCAAAAATCTCGTTCATTGCTTTTGTTTTTAATAAATACTATTATCTATCTCGTTTACCGTGAATCTTCTCTTTATTTGGTACAATTTTGCTGA